TCATCGCGCCGCCGCCATGATCGCTTCGGCAGCCGCAGCCGCCTTCTTCTCGTCGCACTTGCCCATCTGAAGACGACGGGTGTTGCCGCACCAGGAGCACATGGGCTCGTGCTCGCCTGTGTCTTCGCCCGCAACACAAGCCTTGATGTAACGGGCCTTGCGGGTCTCATAGGAGCCGCAGACACAGCGCACGGCCCAGTTGGTGCCGTTGCTGGTGACGACATCCGCTGCGATGCCGAGAACCGACAGACGGCCGATCCTGGCGCCGGTCAGGTTCTTGAACGAGGGCTGTCCCAGTTCCTGCAGGGTGGGCTGGCGAAGGCGAAGCGGATCCGCGCTGTGCAGAACAGTGCCCTGCGGCCGCCACTCGAAATGCTCTCCCCTCGCCGCCACCCTGCCGGCAGTCTTGTCGGACGGCATCAGCGGGGCGACCGCATCCATATCCACTCGAGCAAACCTGGTCATTCGGCTGCCTCACGGTAAGGGCCGTCGATGAACGACACGCGAGGCATCGTTACCTTGGCGCCGGAGATGGTCCTCCGCGTCACGCGATCCGAGAAAACCGTCTGTGCGCTCTCCTCGGCGACCTCCACCGGCCTCTCATGCTTGACGCTCTCCCGCGGGGTATGGGTGCGGGTGTGTTCCTGCCGATGAGGGAACATTGACCGGTTGCGACGAGTGAGGTTCCTGATGCTTTCTTCGGAAACATCGAAAGCGACAGCTATCCTGGTGGCTGCCTTCCCGGCCTTCCACATGCGAGCCGCTTCCTGCTTGTCAGCTTCTGTCCACGTGTTGGATCTCATGACGCCCATCCTTTCCGGAGTTCTCGCGCTGTGATCATCCTGCTCTCCCGACCTTCGTCTGCGGGATCTTCGATCCCGGCTCCGGGCGGGAGAGCTTGAGCGCGTCGAGGCGAGCCTGGGTCTCAGGGTCAAGACGGCTGTGCGGAGCGGCGGCGATGGTTTTCGGGGCGCCCTTGAGCGCGTTTTCCTTCAGCTTCCGGATCCGTTCGAGTTGCTTGGGGTCTTGCCGCTCGAGGGCGATAATGTCGCGCCGGCGCTGATCCTCCGCTCTGCTGAAGAGGCTCTGAGCTTCACGGCGGATGATGGAGCGCTCGACGACGAACGGCGAGATGATCGACCTGGCATGGCGGGCGAACTCAGCGCACGTCGGCATAAACTGCCCTGTGTGGTTCTCGACGCGGCCGGCGAGGAAGTCGTTCGTGGCTTCCGACACAGCCCAGTCCGGCAGATCAGCGCAGGCGATCTTGAACTCTCGGGCATAGTCCTCGACATCGATATCAGGCTGCGGCCGCAGCTGGCCGTGGAGGCGTCGGCCAGCTTCTCGAATGCTGTCGATCGTGCATGGCTGGAGAAGCCGGTCGATCTCTGCAACACGTTCGGCGATCTGCCGTGCCCGGATCCTGAATTTCTCTGGAAGGCGGTCGAAGACGTCCTGTGCGATGAGGTCACCCATGGTCTATCGCCTCCAGAAATTTCGATTGAGCAGATTTCTTTTGCGCGTCAGCGCTTGAAGAAAAATTCTTTGATTTTTCTGACTGGCTTATGGCTCTTGGCTTATGGGGCTTATCCCTACCCATATCTTCACCCTTATCCGACGGGTTATTTTCTGAATGATTTGAGAGGCTTGGGTTGCCGCCCTTCTTGCCATTATTCCTGGCTAAAGCGGCTTTCCGTGCGTCTTTGACCATTCGTCGGGAGTAGATGCGGCCTTGCCGATCGCGGGAGAACACGCCGTTTCGTTCCAACTCGCCTAACAGGGAAGCGATCTCGGATTCCTGGCGCCCGGTCAGAAGAGCGAGCGAGGTTTCATCGAGGCCCTTGCCTGCTACCGCGACGTAGCCGATCGGGTCGTGTGCTGCAGCAATGCAGAGCATGCGCATCCAGAGGCCTTGCGCCGCGAAGGAGCTAAGGCGAACGGCATGATCGGATTCCCAATCCTGCCAAAAGAACTTTGACCATATGACGCCGCTCATGCCGGCCTCCGCGCGCGGATCTCGCGCAGGTCGGATCGGATCAGCACGTTCTCCATGCGGCTGACATACGTCCGATCCATCCGTTGGCTCACGAGGCGATCGGCTTCATGCTCTGGGATGTCCAGTGCCTCGCTGATGGCGATGGTGTCGGGGCCGTAGAGGTTGAATGCTTCGAGGAAGGTCATGCGGCTTCTCCGAATTTTCCGGCTTCATCGCCCCAGACAGTCCAGCCTTTGCGGTTGGTGCGGCTGAAGAGCTCGAGGCGGTTCGCCTTCGGCATGAGCTTCTCGGCCTCGCGATAGGCCTCCTCCGGCTTCTGAGAGTGTCCGCGCGCTAGTCCGTGGATGACTGATCGGGTGGATCTGGTGAGCTTCGGTTCGCCGCGTCGGGCGATGATGAAGGGCTCGTGAGCGCCGCGAAGGCCGTAGCCGGTCCCGAAAGCAATCTTGCCGTGCTTGGTCGTCTTCACCCACACACCTTCAGTGCAGTAGGTGAAGCCCCATGCGCCGACAGTCTGTATCTGCTGGGGAAGCATCGGAGCCGTGCACCAGAGCCACAGGGTGCAGTTCTCAGCAGCCAGGTCGAGGACCGGCAGCGCGTTGATCTCGTCGATTGGCATCGTGCGGTAGTGCTTCTGCGCACTTTTGCCCTCGCCCTTTTCCGACCGGACCATGAAGTGCCACGGTGGATCGGCCATGATGAAGTCGAAGCTGTGCGGCTGCAGATCTCCGAACGGCCACAGGTCAGGGAACAGCCTCATCGGATGACCTCCGCGGGAACGAGTCCGATGTGGCGCGGTTTTGCCTTCCGGAAGCGTTGGACGCTTCCGCTAAAGGGAGATTTCACATGGATTGGCCCGAACCACTGGTGGTCGAGCACAAGGTCCCGAACGAGGCACTCGTTGTCTGGAGCATGGCCGAAGCGGTCAATCATCTGATGGGCGATTGGCCTACCAAGGATGGCGACCGGTACCACGAGGCGCTGAGAACGCTGATGCTGGTGCTCGACGGCAAAGGAGAGCCGGATGAAGCACGGGAGGCGTTCAGGGCTGCTGCCATTGAAGCGGGCTATCTGGTGCACGATTAGCGTCATGCCGCCTGCTCCCTCTTCTGGAGAGCCTTTTGGTAGGCGGCCTTGATCTCGGCAAACCGAGCTATGTCGTATTCCTTCGCCTCGATCTCGTGATCAGGACGAGGACGCTTTGAACGGCGGCCGTGGTCAGCGAGCCAGGTGTCGGCGCTGGCAATGCGACGATCGAGCCAAGCGATCATCTCCTGAGGGTCTGTCATTCTGCCGCCTCGCGATACTCGACGAGGTGATTGCAGTTGGCTGCCACGAGCGCAGCGGCAACTGGCGGGGCGACGGAGTTGCCGACGCACGAGACCTGAACGTTCTTCGGGAAAGGCCGACCGTTGGCATCCGCGTCGATCTTGTAGTCCGGCGGGAAGCCCTGAGCGGAATAGAGCTCGCGCGGCGTCAGCATCCGCATTCCGATGTCGACGATGACGAACTCGGCTTCTCCGATGAAGAGTGTGACGAACTCGCGATCATCCCAGAATCCGTAGGAGCGCATGAAGTCGGCGACTTGGCGGGCCCGGTCGTGCTGGTCTTCGGTGAAGGGTGGCGTGCTGAGGGCGGCTTCGACGTGGCTGAAGCGAGGCTTCGTCGTGATCGTGTGGAAGGGTTCGTCTTCCGGCGTGTCCTGATCTGATCCGTAATAGGCGTGCAGGTGCGGGGCCACGAGCGCCGACTTGTTCACGCCTGCAGTTACCGTTGCCGACGGCTCATCGACACCATGGCCGATGCTCGCTCCGAACTGGCGAGACACGAAGGCCGAGACGACGCCCTGCTGCGCACCGGTCGAAGTGACCGTCGAGATAGGTTCATCCGCAGCGCGGCCGGGATTGACGCCACCGATGCGGCGGCTGTCGTTGTTGTGCTGGGCAACGAAGACGGCCGAAACGCAAGCGTCAGCCTTGGCGGTGACGGTAGCCATTGGCTCATTGCCCGCGCGCGGCCGGCTTTGACCAGCGCGACCGCCGCAGCCGACAATGGTCGGAACAATGACGGCAGAATGGCCGCCGCCGGCGAGAACAGTGGGATGAGGCGCATTGGCTGCACTGTCGCGCCGGTCGCTACCCTTCATGCTCATGAGGCTGGGAGCGATGACCGAGTTCTGATCTTTCTTGCTGGCGGTGATGGTATGGTGCGGATCTTCGACCGAGCGGTTCGCTCCGCCCTGTTGGGCATAGGTCAGTAACGGAGCGATGACGGCGTGGCGGTTCTCTGTCGTTACCACCCGAACCGGCTCTTCTGCGCTCGCTGACCTGTCCTTGCCGCCTGCCCCTGGCCCGTAGAAAGCCGACAGGCTCGGGGCGATCATTCCGAGAGGCGCTGCCCCACCTGGCTTTTTGATATAGCTGTTCGCCGTGATGGTTGAGACCGGCTCATCCATTGCGCTGTCGGTGGCGCCGGAGTTGAAGCGGGTCACGGATGGCGAGATGACCGCGTGCTTGATGCCGCCGGCGACAACCGTTCCGAGGGGCGCGTCACCGTCCAGGCAGCGTGGCTCCTGCCCCTTGCGCTCGCCATAGCCCGTCTGGACTAGGAATGGTCGTGCGGCGTCCAGGACGTACCGTTTCGTACCGCGGGCGACACGAGCCATCGTGGCATCAGCCAAAGGACGGATCGACCGGAGCCCGTACTTCTCCATGATCTCGCTCGAGGTGTAGAAGATCGACGGGCAAGGCAGAGACCAGTCGATGATGTCGGCCGCCGTGCGCCATGGCTGCTTCTTGCCGGCGATGACGTCGCGGTCGGTAGGCGCGCCATGGGTCGGCTCTGGCCAGACGATTGGCATCCCATCTCGACGAGCCACCACGAACAGGCGCTTGCGGATCGTCGGCGCGCCGTAGTCGCAGGCTCGAAGCTCGCGGTGCTGCAGCTTGTAGCCGGCGGCCTTCATAGCCTTGCACCACTTCTGGAAGGTCTGGCCTCGGCTGTTTGGGCAAGGCATCAGGCCCCGCTCCGTCTCGACCAGCGGACCCCATTCCTTCCACTCTTCGACGTTCTCCATGATGATGACATCGGGCTTGGCGCGCTGCGCCCATAGGACGATCACCCACGCCAGATCGCGGATGTTGCGCTCGACCGGCTTGCCGCCCTTGGCCTTGCTGAAGTGCTTGCAATCTGGCGAGAACCAGGCGAGGCCGACATGCTGTCCAGCGACGTGGTCGAGAGGATCGACCTTGAAGATGTTCTCGGACAGATGCACCGTATCTGGATGGTTTACCGCGTGCAGTGCCAGGGCATCAGCATTGTGGTTGATGGCGATATCGGGCGAGCGGCCAAGGGCCATCTCGATCCCGGTAGACGCGCCGCCGCCACCTGCAAAGCTGTCTACGATCAACGGTGCGCTGGTTTGCATCACTCGATCCCCTCTTCCCTGATCTCAGGCGCGATCGCGTAGGCCAAACGCCTCGCGTACCGCAGCAACCAACGTGCGAATGAGACGCGGATCTTCCCCACCGAGGAGAGCGTCGGCTCTTTCAATTGCTCGGTCATTTCTGCGCATCTCCTGTCTTGCATAGGAAAGCCCGCTGACCGCCTCGACGCGGAACAGCTCCTCTGGCTTGATTGATATTCTGGGGTCGGCGTACCAAGCGTCCCGCGTCCTGGTGTATGACCAGCCGAGTTGCCGCGCGGCGGCGCTGATACGCACCTGCACGCCGCCGATAGTGGGAGGCGCAATTTCCTCTCGCAAAGCTCTCTGGCAAAAGTCGACAGTAGACATTTCTGATTTCTCCGACGCCTTCTCGGACATTTCCGACAACTCCTGTGCGATTGATCTCCTTGTTCACAGGAGCTTTCAGATGCACCGGAGAGATGATGAGAAAGACCAAGGGCCAGGCCTTGCCGGGCTTTCGCCCTTGGTCTCCGGCCCGCCGTCTGGGCAAACCGTAATTCCCTTTCAGTTCCCTCGCAGAGCCGACACCACCGCATTGGTAGGCTCTGCTGCTGGTGGCGATCCGCCGTCGTCACCAGCCCCGTTCATCCCCGTGGGAGACGCTGTGAGCGCAGTCGTAGTGCGCATCAGAAACAGCCGCCTCAGGGTTCAAGCGATCGTCCCGGCCCGGGAGGAGAAAAACCGGGACGATCTCTGACGGTTGGGGAGAGGAAGCCCGCCGTCATTCGTGATCAGGCAGCGCCTGATTGGATTTCGCTGTGTCGATGGATGATGTTTTGACCGCCATCGGAACGCATGTTCCGAAGGGCTTTGCGCCGACGGATCTCAGCTTCAGCCTCTTCCATCGACCGGGCGGATACCTCGCCGACCTCGGGATCGATGATGATGCAATTTCCATCTTGGGTGACCACGGCGCTCATGCGTCCTCCATTTCGATCTCGAAAGCAGCCATGATCTCGGAGGCCCTATGAGGCACTTCCTTCGCCAGATCTGCGGCGATCTTCTTCGATTGCGTTGGGGTGAAATTCCGGGCGGCGCGCTGCCAACGGATCACGTCGAGCAGTTCGTCTTCGCCGTCGTATTCAACGACCGGATATTGAATTCCGAGGTTGCGGGCGATGTTGTAGCGAGCCCAGCCATCAAGGATGACATTGCCGTGGCGCACGATTGGATCCTGGACACCGATCAGGCCAATGTCAGTTCCGAGGGCGTCGTAGTCCCGCGCCGACAGTTCCGGGAAGCAGTGAGCGAAGCTTGTCCGCTTCATGGGAACGGGCGGGAAATCTTCATAGGTGAAATAGCCGGGGGCGGCCGGAGCAGGTTCAACGAGGGCTCCGGCCTGATGTGTTGCGGCGTTGTGCGGTTCGTCTACATCGTCGCCTCCTGTGTTGGCGGCGGAGCTCGTCTCGCCGGCCAAGATGCCGGTAGGCTCGCTTCCGTCGCTGGGGGCTTCGGCTTCACCATGAGAGGCCGGGGCGATGGGCGAATAGCGGGCAGCCTGGAGCTGCCCTTCCATATGCTTGATGGTACCGAAATCGTAATTGGTTGCGGTCTCTCCCGCCGTCACTGCCGTACCCGCAGTCGCGGTGCCATTCTGCTCTACAGTCGAGCAGTCCCCGTCATTCAGAGACTTCGTTGCCGTTTCCGGCTGATTGGTGGGGAGGTCGGACGCAATACCTGCCGCCTCCCCTGCGCTTTCGGCGCTGGTAGCCACGGTCACCGAAGGTTGCCCCTCTATCGTGGCCTCAGCCGAAGCCGTCATGGCCTCGACCTGGGTTGCGGTCCTCTCGGATACCGCCTCCGCCGCCTTGCGCGGGGATTCCGTTTCCGCTTCTTCGCGGGCAATCATGATATCAACAGCAGCCGTCAGCGCAGCGCGACCGGCTTCGGTCTGCATGCCGGTGACGACGGTCTGGGCAAGCTTTGCGCTGGCGTATTCGTTTTCGCGGAACTCGCCGGTGGCCGGATCGAATTCCTCCTCATGCGTGTGCGTAGCAACCGGCGTGCCAGATGCACGGTGGTATGCCTGCAGGTAGGTGTCGAAGACGCATTCGGCTTCGTCGACGGCATCAGCGCCGGCCTTCGCTACCTTGCGCAGATGAACCACGAGCTTGCCCATGATGGTCTTGTCGTAGCCTTCACCCTTGGCCTCGGCATAAACTTCCCGGATGTCATCGCCGATCGTGTCCCGCTCTTCCTTCAAGCGGAGAACGCGGTCGACATAGGCCTTGAGTTGCTTGTCGGCGCTCATGCTGCCACCTCGGAACCAGTCTTGGCGGAAAGGAACATGTCGCCGGGGATCTCAATCCCATTGGCCTTCGCGTGCGCCCAGAGCTTTTGCGCCGGCTTCAGCGGGATGACACCATCCGTGCCGCCCTTGTCTCGGGGCTGGGTCCAGCGGTACACTCGGGTCCTATCGGCCCCTGTGATTTCCTGGACGGCTTCGGGTCCACCAAAGCGATCAATGATCGAGGCGGCAGGCTCAAGCTTTTCGGGTGCGTTCGTATCCATGGCCGAACTATGCGATAATCGCACAGCATATGTCAAACAAATTGTGCTGCTATCGCACGAGACCGCGCATTTTCCTTATGCGAAAATGCCACATGCTTGAAGATCCGTATAAAAAGTGGGTGATCGACAATCTGGCGAAGCCAGGGAAGTCGCAAACCGGCCTTGCAAACGCGCTCGGTCTACACCCGTCCGCTATCAACAAAGTCGTGAGTGGAAAGCGCCAGCTCAAGTCGCATGAGGTTTCTGGCGCGGCCGCTTACTTCGACGAGGCTGCGCCAAGCGCCGAGGTCAGGCTCGTCTCTTCTGGCTTGGTAGCTGGCCGCGTAGCCGGGGTTGTCGAGGCGGGGACTTTTCGGGAGGTAGATGAGTTCGACCAATCAGAGCCGGTCGAGATCATGCTCCCGCGTGACGACAAGTTCCCCGACGCTAGGCAACTCGTCTTCGATTGCAGCGGAGACAGCATGAACGATCTCCGCCCTCGCCCGATCCTCTCCGGCGACCGCCTCGTCTGCCTAGCTTATGAAGATGTTGGGGGCGTCGTCGAGCTACGATCTGGCATGGTGGTGGTCGTCCAGCGCGAACGCGACGGCGGCCACTTCCGTGAATGGTCAGTGAAGCAGCTCGAGATATTCCCTGATCGGGCAGAGTTCCATCCTCGATCAACGAACCCGAAACATAAGCCAATTGTGGTTCGTCCCGATCAAGACGCGGACGACGGCGTCACCGTGCAGGTGATCGCGCTCGTGCGTAGGGTGATGAACGAAATGCCAGGCTTTTAAATGAAGAGGACCGTAGATTGAGTGCCGACAGTGCCAAGCTCACGCAAGAACATCGACAGCGTTTTGAGGCGCACATAAACCGGAAGGCGACCCTCATTGGCAAATGTCCGGTTTGTTCATCAAGAGCTTGGACGGTGCTTGAGCACTTCGTGCAGGTTCCCCTTTTTCACACGGACGGCAACACGTATCTCGGAGGAGGACCTGCCTACCCCCATGTTGGCCTCCTCTGCACAAACTGTGGCAACACCCAACTCATAAACGCAGTTCTATCAGGCGTCCTCGACAGCAGCGCGAAAGTGGATGGCGCCTCACTTGGCGAAGACGAGGCGACAAGTGGAAATGAATGAAGCTGAAAAACTTGACCAAGAGAGGAAAAGGGCACTTGATGTCTACAAGCCATCTGGCGCCGTAATCACCTCTCAATATCTGGAACGACGCCAGGAGATCGTCGGCGTGAACAAGAACGACTTGGAAGACATCCTCGGCTTTGACGGAATGGCCGCTCTCTTTGGGAGCTTGGGCATGTTCCTGCTATCAGGGGCGAGTTGGCTGATGGTCGACAAGATCTTGGACCAAAATGTTTTCCAGATCACACCCCCTATCGCAATCTGCGCCGTAATCAGCTTTGCCGGATTGGTATTCTTAGGAGCCGGGGCTTACGTCCACCGCAAAAAGCGTGGCCGCATTGACCGCATCTTCAACGAAACAAAACCTCTCGACAAACGCTAAGCAGCGAAGCTTCTCATTCCCGTCAGATCGAGTTTGCTGCAGGCTGACGCAATCTCCTGCAGTAGCCAGCGCTTCGGCTCTTCGCACATGTAGCTCTTCCCGTCGGCGCTAAGGAAATTCATTACTGGGAGGACGCAGAAACAATCCTCGTCTCCCACTGGTGCAAACGGCCCGACCTTAAAGCTGTAGCCCGGAAACTTGCGCCCCAGGTAATTGACCAGCCGTTCCTTCGCCGCCGCGACGGCCTCGCGCTGCTCATACGGCGGCACGATAATGAACTCTAGAACTTCTCTTTCAGTAGCCACTTAGACTTCCTCCGTTGATGCCGACCAGACGTCCGATGACGCTCCCGCACGGCTGGCACCGAAATGGGATGCTCTCCAGATAGACGCTCCCGACAAGCTCGTCCGCATCGCGTGGCGCATCGTCGCCTATCGGCATATCCAATGTTCTCTCGCTGTCTCGCATGCAGTTCTCGCACCGGATGTGAAGCGTGAACGGGGAATGTGATTGTAGAGCTGCCAGCCCCATAATGTTCTCCTTTTGTTCTATGAAAGCAGAACGGGCTACAGGAGTCGAATCGATTCTCTGACGCGTAGCCTAAATTAATTGTGCGCTTTTAGCACGATTAACCCTTGCATTTGTTGTGCGATTATCGCATAGTCGTTCCATCAACCGATGGGGAGCAGCAATGCACACCGCAGCAAACACCACCGCCGCCCGCAAGCACATCATCCAGGCAAACGAGACCGTTCTTTGCCTGTCGAAATGGAACAGCCCCATCTGGGGCCCGCGATCCATCGTCGCCGAAACGCCTGCGCTTGGACGGGCAATGACGGTCGCCGACCTTCTGGACGAGCTGACCGACGACGACATCGTCACAATCCGTCGCATCAACGTCGAAACGTGGTCGGCTCCTGAGGACATTACCGAGGAAGTCGCTCGCCAGTACCTCTACGCCATGGACGAGAACGAGGGCGTCGAGCTCGTCGACGAAGACCGCTTTCCGGCCTACGTGAAGAACAGCCGTGCATGGGCACTGTGGAAAGATGATCTTGAAGCTTCTGCTCCGGCCAAGCCTGATCCTGACCGCCTCCATGACGAGCGCCGCGACCGGATGGTGGCGTGATGTCCGATTGCACCACCCGCGCCTTCAACGGTTGCGCCTGCCCTACTGGTCAGTGCCGCATCGAAACCCGACGCAAGCAAGACGAGGCCAAGCTTCGCCGGATCCTCGCCAAGCGGAACGCTGACACGGCGCTGATGATGTTCGGCGCCACGCTCTCGATCGCCGCCGTCATTGCTTCCTTCATCTTCATCGCCATCCCGGAGAGCCAGAGGCTTGCGCGGGCCAATCAGGAGAACGTCTTTGTCCAACGATAACGCATGGAAATGGTGGCAGGACGCTCTTGCCGGCAAGTTCGGACCCATCCACGACAGCGACCCGCAGCAGGGTTATTACCGCACGCGCTTCAAGGACAAGCCTTGGGAGCCTGTCGCGATCTGGTTCGAAGACGGCGAGTGGCACGCGATGCGCGGCGAGCGCGCCATCAGCGCCGCCGACATCTGGACCTGGTGCTGCCGGAACCCGATCACCTACGAAGCCTACACCAAGGCCATTGAGGGCGGCGGATGGGATGACGAGCCGGAAGCTCCGACCATAGGCCACAATCTCCCGGCCGATCCGTTCGAAGCCCTGCAAGTCGAGTTTGAAGCCGAAAAGGAGCAGGTCAAGGGTTTCCTCAAGAAGCCGATCACGACACAGGCCGACGCCGACCGCGCCGCTGTCTGGGCGAAGCGACTGTCGACCATCGCGAAGAAGGCGACGGACCTCCACAAAGTCGAGAAACAGCCGAGCCTCGACGAGAGCCGGCGCATCGACGACAAGTGGCGCGGCCTCAAGGAAGATCCTGCTGACCTGAGCAAAAAGCTCAAGCGTCACATGGATGCCTACCTGCAGGAACAGCAGCGGATCGAAATTGAACGCCAGCGCAAGGCCCGCGAGGAAGCTGACCGCATCCAGCGCGAAGCCGACGCCGCCCGTGTAGCGGCAGAGCAAGTCGCCGCGAAAAACGACAACCGAGAGACGGACGCCGCCGCGGCTGCCGAGCACAACAACCGGATCGCAGAAGCCGAACGCCTCGCCAGACAGGCCGCCGACGCCGAGAAGGAAGCTCAGGCTCGCAATGCCAGTGCCGGCCGTACTGGCGCGCGGGTAGCGCTGCGCACCTTCACATATGCCGAGATCACCGATTTCGAGAATCTGCTCCTCGCTCTGAAGGACCGGCCCGAAGTCAAGGAAGTCGTCGAGACGCTCGCGAACCGCGCAGCTCGCTCCGGCGTCGAACTGGTCGGCATGGCCATCCGCTCAGAACAAAGGGCTGCATAGATGTCCGAAGCAACTCCCCTCGCCGTCGCTGCCATCAAGTTCAAGTGGCAGAAGGACGAAAAGACCTACAACTATTTCATCCCAAACGGATTGGCCGCCCTCGTCGAGGTTGGCAGCAAAGTAATCGTTGAGACCGCGCGCGGCGAAACGACTGTCGAGGTCGTCGCCATCAAGGCCGAATCCGAAAAGGCTCAGAAGTCGATCCTTCGTATCGTCGAGCCCGAAGCCACCAGCGAAGGAGAATCGGCATGAACGCTCATATCCCAGCGCTCTCTGGTGGCGGCCAGGTCATGGCGATTGTTCCTCAGACCTTTGAAGAAACCTTCCGCATGGCGCGGACCGTCGTTGCCTCTGGCCTCGCCCCTTCTGCCCTGATCGGGAAGCTCACCGGTGACGACGCCGCCAGCGCTGTCGCGGTTGCCATCATGTCAGGCGCCGAGCTCGGCCTCAAGCCAATGGTCAGCCTCCGGAGCTTCACGGTCATCAACGGCAAGCCGGCGCTCTATGGCGATGGGCTGATCAATGTCGTCCGGATGTCCGGCAAGGTCGCCTACCTCCGCACCGGCTTCGAAGAGCGCAATGGCAAGATGGTTGGCTTCTGCGAGGCTAAGCGTCTCGACACTGGCGAGGACAAGCGGGTGGAGTTCTCGCAGGTCGATGCAGAACGTGCCGGCCTTTGGCAGACCGAGGCTATCGTCACCAAGTGGAACAAGTGGGACAAGAAGAACGAGCAGAAGCCGAACGACAGCCCCTGGTATCGCTTTCCGCAGCGTATGCTGGCGTGGCGTGCTGCCGGCTACTGCCTCCGCGAACTGTTCGGCGACGTCCTCGGCGGCATCCGCGACGAGTTCGAGGCCCGCGAGATAGCGGAAGCCGAAGGGATGCGCGACATCACGCCGCCAGCTGCCGAAAGCAAGCCGACCCCGCCGAAGCCTCCTAAGCCGCCTGCGCCACCCTCCGCGAAGACGATCGACGCCGAGCCGGCTCCGTCCGAGCAGCCGTCGGAAAGCGAGTTCGACCTTGGCGGCTTCCTGAGCGAGATCGAAACGGCCGTCGCCGGCGCGAAGGATGAGGCCGAGGTCGAAGAGATCTGGAACGACTTCGACGCGCCGGCCACTCTTGAGACTGAGGGTCATGCCGACATGATCGACACGGCGTTCTCGATCAAGCACCGACGGTTGGCTCAGCTATCGCCGTTGAATGGTGGCTGACCATGACCCAGCGCCAGAGGTTCATCCTCATCAACGACAAGGTCCGTGCCAACGCCATCGAGGCGGTCAGGGCGGCTGACGAAGGCAGTGCCGTTTCCCTCGGGCCGAAGACCCGCAGCGTCGACCAGAACGCGAAGTTTCATGCGATCTGCACCGACATCGCCAACTCCGGCCACAAGTGGGCCGGCAAGGCGAGAGACGCCGAAGCTTGGAAGGTCTTGCTCGTGTCTGGGCACACCGTGGCAACGGCCGGCGAAGTCGAGATCGTGCCCGGCCTCGAAAACGAGTTCGTCAACATCCGCGAGAGTACGGCCCGCATGTCGGTCGGCCGTGCCGCCAGTCTCATCACCTATGCCATCGCCTTCTGCGACACGCACGGAATCCATCTGACGGAGACGATCCGGGGCGGCTTCTACGAAGGCGCCAACGACCGGAGGGTTGCATGACCACCATCTCCGTCAAAGCCCACGAGCGCCGGACGGCAGACAAGCAGCCCGATCCGCTGCAGGCGATCATCGACGCCCGCCGCGCCGCCTATGCCCGCCGCTGGCGCATCGCAGAGGCCAAGCCCTCCCAGGAGCCTGGACCGGTCTACATCGCCCCGGCCGGCGCTCTCTCCCAGATCGTGGAGCAGCTTTCGGCGCTCGCCAAGCGAGCTGCCAACATCGGAGGACATGCCAATGGCTGATCGCCCCATCCTATTCAGCGCGCCGATGGTTCGCGCCTTGCTCGACGGCCGGAAGACCCAGACGCGGCGGATCCTGAAGCCACAGCCGACCGTCAACTCTGCCGGTCTTCTCGTATGGGAACGTAAGGGCTGGTGGGTTCAAGGGGATCCTTCGTCCGTGGCAATAGCGCAGCGTATCCACCGGAACGATCGGCTGTGGGTGAAGGAAACCCATGGCATCGTTCCGCGCACCGCCTACCGCATGAGCGAGGGCGTTCAGCAGACCTTGCGTCCAAACGATGACCATGACGCTGCTGTCTATCGCGAAGGTTGGGAGAGAAGCCAGCCAGGCCGGTGGCGCCCGTCTATCCACATGCCCCGCTGGGCTTCCCGCCTGACGCTCACCGTGACCGAGGTTCGGGTGGAGCGGCTGCAGGATTGCAGCGAAGCAGATGCGCTGGCCGAAGGCGTTCCGAGCGATGACGACTATGCGGGATCCTTTGCCAAGGAATACTGCCATCACTGCGGCGGATCCGGCCTGCACGGCGCGTTCGGTGCTGGATACGGCGTGACCGAAGTCGATTGCGCGCAGTGCGAGACCCCGCAGCTCCGTTACCGAAACCTTTGGGACCACATCAACGGCGAAGGCTCGTGGGATCAAAACCCGTGGGTGGCCGCCTACACCTTTACCGTCCAGCACGGCAACATCGACCAGATCGGGAGGGCGGCAGCATGACGCTCGAATGGGTACGCCGCGCCCTTGCGCCCTGGCTCTCGTGGAAAGGTGCTCAGTCCAACGCCCGCTTCGTCGCTCGGCAGCGGAGGGCACGCTGATGGCCGATGTCACCGGAGCGGTCCAACTCGTTCAATGCTCTCACTGCCGCGTCGAGTTCGATCGCGGCTATAGGATCTCTGCCAAAAGGGCGGCCAATCCACAATTCTGCCGCCCATCATGCAGGCGCGAGGAAACGGTTCTCCAAGCAAAAACTGCTTTAGCGACCTCTTTTTGGGAGAGGGGATCGCGGCAGGCGAATGGATGTCTGTATTGGCAAGGCCGGCTGGATGAAAACGGCTACGGTCGCATCGACACGGGCGGGAGACCTCAGCTGGCGCACCGCGTGGCTTACACCCTCGCCTACGGCTGCGAGCTTGGCGATATGAATGTCTGCCACTCATGCGATACCCCTCAGTGCATAGAGCCTAAGCACCTTTGGCTCGGCACGCAGGCCGACAACATGGCCGATGCATCCAGCAAGGGCAGGATCAATTCGTTCCGTGGCGTAGGCGAAGAAGTCGCCACATCGAAGCTGACGGAACAGCAGGCCCGAGAGATCAAGTTCGGGGCTGAAACTGCGCAATCTATAGCCGCTCGCTACGGCGTCACACCGGAAGCTGTCTACGCAATTCGCAAAGGAAAGAACTGGGGGTGGCTGTCATGAGTCGGCAAGAATTCTCTCGAAAGACGAAAGCGGCGATCATCGCCCGCGCCGATGGAAAGTGCGAAAAATGCAGCGGCACGTTGAAACCTCGTGAGGGTGAGGTTGATCATATTCTTCCCTGCGCACTCGGCGGAGAAGCGACGATCGCCAATGGCAGACTTTTATGCCGGGTCTGCCATGCAACGAAGACGGCCGACGATATCCGGCGCACCCGCAAGGCAGACCGGAGCCGGGACAAGGCCTCCGGAGCCGTCAAGCCATCCTCAGCGCTTTCGACGCGGGACAAGCCCAAGGCTCCGAAGATCACCACGAAACCACCCCTGCCGCCGAGGCAGCTGTTCCAGGAGGCAAAGGCATGACCAGGCAACCAGTACCCGGAGTGCATGAGGGTTTCGCAGCGAAGGTCAGCAGTCCTGCCGCTCCATCAAGTGAGAGGCCCGCGCCGGTCCGCCAGAGCGCGAGCCTCACGCCAGGCAGAGCCCGAGGCACCCGCGATTTAAAGGCTGACGGAAGGGTGTCAACAGAGAATTACTGCGAGCACGTGCAGGGAGGACAGTCCCCCGCTCCCGTTCCACATGTGGAGGGCGTGGTCGATGAGTGAGCATCGTGTCCGTCGGCCCGCTTCCGAAGGTTCCTCTGCTAGTTCAATTTGTTCACCGGCCGACTCCGAGCATGGCCTCCTCATTGAGGAGTGTGGTCAACGCTGTGATCATCTGCGCGTCAGCAAACGGCTTCTGCAGCATCACGCTCCCAGGCACTCCCTGCGAGCGCCACTCAATTGCGCTGTCGCCGGTCATGTAGATGATCGGCATCGTGGGATGCAACTCTCTGGCTCGCCGAGCCACGTCCCAGCCGTTGCCGTCTCCAGGCATACGGATGTCGGTGAGCAGGGCGCAGAAGCTCATAGAACCCTCCTCCAAAGCAGCAATGGCCTCCTGAGGACTGACAACGACCACGCACTTGATGTTCGCGTCGTTCAAAATGTCTTCGAGGGTCATACTCAGGAGAGGCTCATCTTCGGCGACAAGAACGACGGGCGCTTCGGGGTTGGTCAACTCAGTGTTCCTTCAACAAATTGCGGGGACGGTATATCGGCGCGACTACGGCCGACGATCTTTCTAGGATCACCTTTGGCCGCCAGAACGTGTTCCTCACAAAGTCGTTCCCGCGTTTTCCTGCGAAGGCACCTGTCACGGCTGCCAGCACCCGCTCCCCAAACTAGGGAGGTGGGGACGCGCCCTGTGGATAACCGGCCTGTGGATAACGGGGAAAGCGGGGAAAGCCCATGAATGACCAGATGCCCTACTGGCCAGCCGCAATGGACCTCAAGACGGCCTCCGCCTACTGCGGATGCTGCCCGGAGACGTTCAAGAAAGTCTGCCCCGTCAAGCCGCTACGCTACACCGATTCTACCAGAGGCGAGCGCTATCTGCGCCAGCGCCTTGACGAGTGGCTAGCGTCTATCGATCCAAACAAGCAAAGTGCCGGTCCTAAGAGAAGTCTCGCGGAGCGGCTATATGGTGGTCACGGTGAAGGTCACAGGGCTTAACATCGTCAAGGCCCGCGGCAAGTGGTACGTTTATCTTCGTGCCACAGGCGAGCGGCTGCTTGGCCCTATAGAAGGCGAGCGGTCCGACGTCATCGCTTTGATCGAGGAAAAGCCGTTTGTTGCCAAGTGGAACAGCCGGCGGCCAGAGACGCGACCGAGGTCTTACGAGGATGGGACGCTTGGCGCCCTGGTGCTCTGGTTTGAAACTGAGTGCCCGAAGTATCAGACGCTGTCCGATGCGACGAAGAAGGACTATACGGCAGCCTTCGCTCACCTGCGGGGGATATTCGACACCCCTCTCGATGATTTCACGACTGCTGATCTATACGAGCTTCGGGACCAGTGCGCCAAAGAGAAGTGGCCCCGCTTTGCCGACAAGATGATCTCGGCCATATCCTCTATGTTCACCCAGGCGGTGAAACGCCGAAAAATGAAGATCAACCCGGCCCTCGGGATCGACAAAGCTCACACTTCAGACCCGAACGCCAACCGCGAGTGGTATCTCGAGGAGTGGGACTACGTCCGCCTCAATGCGCCCCGGTACCTCCTCACCCCCATGATGATAGCCCGCCATGCTGGCTACCGAGGGCAGACCATCGTCAAGCTCCGCTGGAATGACTACGGGCCGCATCCCCAGCACGGATGGAAGTGCCTGAGGAAGGTTGCCCGCAAGAACAACGAACGGACGATGATCCCGGTCGTGGATGATCTGCAGGACCACCTCGACGGGTTGGAGAGAACTGCTCTGGAGATTTGTACGCGTCAAGACGGAACGCCGTGGGACGACGAGAAGCAGATGCAAACGGCTGTGAGCCACTATCTGCGGGATCTTGAGCGTGATGGTCATATCCGAGCCGGAACGACCTTGCACGGGCTGAGGACGACCTACGCGGCCGACTTGAAGCGTCATGGTGCTGATACGGGAGATGTTGCCGCGGCGCTAGGCGACAAGTCGGAGAGGATGGGAGCGCATTACACTCGGCACGTCGAGAACGAGGCCAAGGTCATCCGCGCTTTTGCATCCAAAAATAAGCGCTGA